AGATTAAATAATCAAATGCACAAGTATAAGGTGAGAAGATTCAAAGATAAATTAACAAGAATATCTCGTAACGTCTCTTATAATCTTTTTGGAACAGTTACTGGAAGATTGACGACCAAGAAAGGATCGTTTCCCATATTAACGCTTGATCGAGATTATCGATCTGTTGTTGTGCCAAACAATGATTTTTTTCTTGAGCTTGATTTTAACGGTGCAGAATTGAGATGTCTTTTGGGGTTAAGTGGACTTGAGCAGCCCAAAGATGATATTCACGCTTGGAATGTTAAGAACGTTTATAAGGATTCAATCACAAGAGAAGAAGCAAAAAAGCGAATATTTGCATGGCTTTACAATTTAGAGTCGAAGGATCTAATGTCTAATCGTGCTTATGATCGCGATAGTCTATTGGAAAAATATTTTGATGGCGAACATATCCACAATCCATTTGGAAGAAAAATCAAGTGTGATAAGTTTCATGCAATTAATTTCTTGATTCAAAGCACCGCATCTGATATATTCCTTCGCAGAGCAATAGAGATTAATAAAATGTTAAAGGGAAAAAAGACAAAAATTGCTGGACTTATTCATGACAGTATGTTAATAGATTTTTCCAATGAGGACAAACACTTACTTCCAGAGATCATAAAGACATTTCAGGACACAGACTTTGGAACTTTTAAAGTTAACAAAAGCATTGGACTTAACTTTGGAAATATGATGGAGATAAAATGACAGCAGTTATTGGACTAGGAAATGCAGGGTGTAATATTGTAGATCTCTTATCTCAATATCCTCAATATTCTTGCTATAAATTTGATGTTGGTCTTGAGAAAGGCAAGTACAACTTCCCCTTGAGGGAGAGTGAAAAGTTGGAAGATTATGAACAAAAAATGCCATCTCCACGTGCATTTTTAAAGGGTATCAAAGATGACGTTCTCTTTATTATGTCTGGTGGTGGAAAAGTTAGTTCATGCGCTCTTCGCATTTTAGAAGCAGTAAAAAAGAATAAAATAACTGTCTTATACATAAGACCAGAATTAACTCAATTAAGTGAAACCCAAGCCACATTAGAGAGGATGACATATGGGATCATGCAAGAATATGCACGTTCTGGATTATTTCATAATTTAATACTTGTTTCAAATTCAGAAATAGATAGGATTCTTGGGGGGTTAACGATAAAAGACTACGAAACAGGCATAAATCAGACACTTACATCCACATTACACATGATTAATGTCTATAAAAATATAAAGCCTTTAGTCAGCACATTCGATAAAAAACCAGACGGCGTAAGGATATCTACAATCGGGGTATGTGATCCAGAAAATGGTGAAGAAAAAATGTTTTTTTCTCTTGACAATGTAACCGATATAGAATATTATTACGCCTACGATAAAAGAGAGGTTGAAACAAACAAGAATCTTTTATCGGAAGTAAAAAATAATATTAATGAGAAAAAAGAAGTTGCTAAAAGAGTAACATATGGCGTGTACGAAACTGATTATGAACAAAATTATTTGTATTGTATTCACAGCACGTCAATAGTACAACAATAAAATTGGAGGGTCAGGATATTTGCTGACCTTACCTTACAATCAAGGAGATTAAAAACATGGCATTAGATTTGGCTAAAATGAAAGCGAAACTTCAAGAACTTGAAGGTGGCGCAAAATCAAAGAAGGACAACGTATTCTGGAAACCTACTGAAGGTGACCAAGATATCCGTATTGTTCCAACATCAGATGGAGATCCGTTTAAGGTTTTCCACTTTCACTATAATTTAGGAGAAGCTGCGCGAGGTGGTGTACTTTGTCCAAAGCGACAGTTTGGTGAGCATTGTCCAATTTGTGAATTTGCAAGTTCACTTTGGCAGGAAGAATCAAGCGAAAGCAAGAAGATGGCAAAGAACCTATTCGTTCGACAGCGTTTCTTTTCACCAGTCATCGTTCGTGGTGAAGAAGATGCGGGAGTTCGTATTTGGGGATATGGAAAAACCATTTATGAAAACCTTCTTGGACTGGTTTTGAATCCAGATTACGGTGATATCACGGATGTGGATAGTGGTGTTGATCTTACTTTGACATACACGCTTCCTAAAACGAAGGGTGCTTTCCCACAAACAAATTTGACGCCTAAAAGAAAGTCTTCTAATCTTTTGGCTTCAAAAGAAGAAGTTGCAGCGTTACTTGAAAACGTTCCAAACATTGAAGAACAATTCCAGCAGAAATCTGCTGCGGATCTAAAAGCAATTTTGGAAACGTTCTTGAGTCCAACAACAGGACCACTTGATGATACATCAGTGATCAGTAGCGTTGATGCTGCAATTCAGGAATTATCTGCTTAAGAAAAGCAAGTAAGATATATATAATAATCAAAGACCACTGTCATGAATTTGATGGTGGTCTTTTTTTTTAAAATGAATGAAATGAATAAAATAAAAAATAATATTAGGAGAAAATAATATATGACAGGAAAAATATCATCTTCCGACATTGCGAAGATGTTAAATAAAAAAGCGGGCAGAAATATTGCCCACACATTAGAGGCGGAAAACCCAACAGAGGTCAAAGAATGGATTTCAACTGGCTCAAGATATCTTGACTCAATTATTTGTCGAGGAAAGTTAGCCGGAATTCCAGTAGGAAAGATTACAGAGATTGCAGGCTTAAGTGCATCTGGTAAATCTTATATGGCTGCTCAAATTGCTGCAAATGCACAGAAGTCAGGGATTAAGGTTGTTTACTTTGATTCAGAAAACGCACAAGATCCAGCATTTTTGGAAAACTCTGGCTGTGATATTACATCAGAGAATGGTGTTATTTATATGCAAGCACAATGGGTTGAGCAAGTATTAGAAATGATTGAGAACTGTTTGGCAACAGGTGAAAAATTTCTTTTTATTTGGGATTCTCTTGCTAATACACCATCAAAAGCAGATGTAGAGGGAGACTATAACCCTCAATCATCGATGGCAGTGCGACCAAGAGTCTTATCGAAGGGGTTGGCAAAGCTTGTTCAGCCAATTGGTGACTCACAATCAACTTTTCTTATCCTTAATCAGCTAAAGACCAAGATTACTTCCAATATTTGGGAAGCAAAGTTGGATCCTTACTTCACTCCAGGCGGAATGGCTGCGATTTACAACTATTCATTAAGAATATGGTTAACCAGATCAAATGCATCCAAGTCTTTTGTGGAAGATGATAAAGGATACAGGATTGGAACCCAAGTCAAGGCAAAACTTAAAAAATCTCGCTATGGAACAGAGGGTAGATCCTGTGATTTTCAGATTATATGGGGAGATTACGATAAAATCGGTATTTTGGACGAAGAAAGCTGGTTGGAGGCAATAAAACCATCAAATAGGTTGACAAATTCAGGTGCTTGGTATACTCTTGAGGGGTATCAAAAAAAGTTTACTGGATCACAGTTTGCTAATTTGGTAAAAACCGATGAAAAGTTTAAAGAAATAGTACTGGACATTATGGATGAAGAAGTAATCAGGAAGTTTGATGCCCGAGAAGTCGATGCGTCAAATTTCTATGAAAACGAGGAAAATAATCCTCAAGCTGCTGTTTAGTGCTCTTTAAGGGGTGACCTCGGTCACCCCGTTTTAGGTGTAATGATGAAAAATGTAGTATTGTTTGATATGGACGGGACTTTAACACCCGCAAGAAAAGAAATGCCACAAGAAGTTCTCGATGCTCTTCTTTTACTGCTTCAATACGCAGATGTTGGTATTGTTTCGGGTAGTCCTTATGAATATATTAATGAGCAGTGTTCTCTGTTATTTAATGGATTGAATGAATATGGACTACAGGATCTTTTAATCCTTCCTTGCAATGGTACACAGAAATATTCCTACAGTAATGATAAATGGAACAAAGACTCTTCTTTAGATATGCGCCAATACATTGGAGAAGATACACATGAAACTTTGATGACCACATTGGTAGAAAAACAATATATTTGTTCTCTTTTATCAAAATCTTATGGATATCCAATGACCGGACACCATATTTCTTACAGAGGTTCAATGGTTAATTGGTGTCCTGTTGGCAGAAATGCCAATCATGAAGATAGAGAAAAGTTTGCCATTGCAGATAAGGAACACTCCATCCGACAACAGGCACTTAACAAACTTTTAACAATTCCAGAACTAACAAAAAGTCTTTCATTCTCATTGGGTGGAAGCACTTCTATTGATATTTATCCCCATGGTTGGGATAAAACATATGCACTTAATCATTATGATAATAATAATTTATTTTGGTTCGTAGGTGATCGTTGCTTGCAGGAAACTGGAAACGACAAAGCACTTTACGATAAGCTTAATTCTATTAGAGAGAATACGGCATTTCAAACAAATGGTCCGAGTCAAACTATACAACTAATAAAAGATATTATCACGGTGATTGAGGCAGAAAATGACGAATAAAGTTTTAATAGTAGATGCGATGAACACATTCATTCGCAATTATGTTATGGATCCTTCTATTGGTGCTGATGGCTTTCCTATTGGTGGCACAAGAGGATTTTTAAAAACATTACAAAAGCTCATCAGAGAGATTGACCCATCTCAAGTTGTAGTTGTTTGGGATGGTGGAGGTGGCTCTAAAAAACGCCGAACACTCCTAAAGCAATACAAAGAGGGTCGTAAACCAATTAAGCTCAATAGAGCTTATGAAGGATTGTCTCCCCTGGAAGAAAGCCAGAACAAATATAATCAAATTAAAAAAACTATCGATTATCTTAACAAAACACCAGTTATCCAATTTATGGTGGAAGATGTTGAGGCTGATGATGTCATTGCTTATGTTTGTGGTTTGCCAGATCTGTCTGAAAAAATAAAAGTCATTGTTTCTTCTGACAAAGATTTTATTCAGCTTTGCAACAGTACAACAATACTTTACAAGCCAAAGACCAAGGGTCAAAAAGAAATACTTAATGAAAGCAGAGTTGTGGAGCAGTTTAGTATTCATCCTAATAACTTTGCGATTGCTCGTGCAGTTGATGGAGATAAATCTGACAATATTGAGGGCGTAAAAGGAGTTGGACTAAAAACTTTAGTTAAATCCTTCCCAGAGCTTTCTGAAAGTGAGTCATTGACATTAGATTATATTTTTGATAAATGTAAAGAAAACTTTGGCAACTCAAAGGTCTATCAGTCAATTTTAATGGATAAGAAAAAAGTAGAGTTAAATTACGGTCTTATGCAACTGTATTCACCTAATATTTCTTATGGCAGCACAAAAGATATCAGAGAATCGTTTGAAAATTATTCCCCAGCGTTTAATCATACTGAATTCATGGCAATGCTCACCAAAGATGGATTGACCAATTTTGACTGGGAAACAATGTTTCAAAAATTTAGATCAATAATATCAAGCACTAAAAAAAATGATTGACCTTTATAATTTTATAGGTTATATTTACTCCTAACCACGAGGTAAC